CGTAGATAGTTTCGATATCATTGAGTACTGGTTTTAAATTTTCAAGACTTTGTCTGATGTGCGGTAAAAATTTTACAGTGTCTTCATTATTTAAATATTTTTCAACTATACTATGAACACGTGTTCCACGGTTTGAAGCTTTACCACTAATACGATTTGCTTCTTCTTCGCCGACTCTTTGACGCCAAGCTTTAATTATATCTTCATTAAGTATGCTTAAAACAGTTGTGACGCTAGGATACAGACTACCATCAGGAGTAAGATAGTCTCTCCCGCTATTGGTAGTTGTCGTATCCAAGTCATCATATCCAATATCAATTTTTTCATGCTTGAACTTTTTCATATGTTATCATTTCTTTTGGTATATAGTTTATATTAATTACGAATCTATGTTTTGCATCAGTGTGTGTAGTTCCAGAATGTTTTATATTTGAATCAAATCTTATTAGTCTTCTTGCTTTACTATAAACTTTTGATCCATCTTCAAAATATGTATATCCATTATTATCATTTACATAGTAAACACATGTTTTAGATTTAAAATTAGTGTCAGTATGAAATGGAAATTTTATTATATCTTTAGTCCAAGGTGTGCAATTAACTTTTACTCTTAAGATAATTGCAGGATCAAGTTTATTGATTATAGGTTGCGCTAAAGAATAAAAATTACTTTTGTTATGATATTTATTATTATACAACATATGATAGTGTTGACTGTTCCAATGTTCATTTTCTTCTTCGGAAACTTTACTACTTAAATACCAAGGGAAGGTCCTTCCACTTAAAATTTTAATGATAGACTGATTAGTGTAATCAGGCACAAAATCATCTATAACTTCATACGCCGGTTTTTTTTTCTTGTTTTCCATAATTATATTTAAAGATCTCTTTCACTGCGTCTTTTGTTATACAATAGATTGCCTCTGGCCTGTATTTAAAATTATAAGATGCAGCTGCTTGTTCATATATTTTCATATGCATTACATCAACATACTCTTTACATTCCTGATGAGTTTCAAAAGACGGATTTTTAAAAACATACATAGGTCTTTCTATTGCGGCGCTCGTCATTAAAAAAGACACTATTAAAAAAAATTTCATTTCTTCTCCTATATTTTAATAGTGTTGCCTTTACCAGAAGCTTGCTTAATTCTTTTTAAGTTATCTTTCCATCCATCATCTGTTTTAGATAATAAACTACCTTGCTGTGAAACAATCCCAGGAAATTTTAAAACTCTTTCAGCTTTATATTCATCACATATACCTTGTACTTCGTCTGATCTACATTCAATATCCCATTCAACATACTCTCTAGTAGAGTCAATATATTTTTTTAATGTGTATTTAGGCACCTTGATATCCTTTCCACCAGTACGGAGCCTCACGACCCCATTCCCATTTGGCAAATGATTTTGCTTGATGATAGTAATTACGATATGCTTGTACAGCATCACCTTTGACCATACAGTCAGGATAATGAGTCATAGCTTGAGCAAACTCGGTTAATCCAACATCCTTTATATTTATAGGAGCTTTAGCTAACAATTCACCGAGTTTTTCAAATGTTGAATGTTTTTTACCTCTACGGTATTCAAATTCTTTGGCCATAGCATAAAAATGATAATAATGCCAATTATAGTTTTGTAAACTTTCTTTAGTCCATGTAGTACATGGATGATACTTATGAACTGCAAGGTAATATAATTCATCACGTTCATCGCCAAATGAATAGTATGTTTGTATTGTTTTACCCGATTTTGACCTACGTTTTTCTGGTGTACCGTCAAGTAAACGATGGACAGTACTTAACATTTGTGCAGATTCCACAATCATCTTTGGAACGTGCCTGTCACAAAGCATCATTGCAGCTTTCATTGGGTCTTTATCTAGTATAAAAATATTCATGTTTCACCTTTAAATAATAATATAGTATCATAGTTTTAGTTGTTTGTAAACAATTATTTTTTTAATCGATTTGAATTTTATCCTCCAGTACTTGACTTAACTTGATTTTTCGTTTTATAAAATTTAATTTCTTAACGATTTTTTCCATTCGATTTATTCTTCCTCTCTTTTTAAGTTTTGATGCGTGAATTTGTAAATCTCTTTCAAGTTGTTGTAGTACCATTTCTCTACCTTTCTTAAGATAGTAGAGTTAGTCTCTTAGTAAATTAGGAAACGCCTCCTCTACTATTGGTCTAGATAAACCATATATTTTTTCTTTATTAATCATAGAAATAACTAGCTTAGCGTCTTCTGGATGCACACCTTCAAGGACTCCTATAAAGAGTTGTTCTCTTTTAACCTTTGTCATTTTGTCACCAGCACCACCTTTAACAAAGTATTGAAACTTTATATTTTCTCTTAATAAATTTGCTGGATGACTATGCGCTGTTGCAGCCGTATATGGAGGTTCTCCTGTTGGAAGATTCCAAACAACTGTAGTGTCCATTGAACCTCGTATAATATCCTTTAAAGCCCAAGACTCATTTTCTTTTAAGACTCGTACTTTATCTTTACGGTTTCTTTGTTTAGACATTTCTTCTAGAACTTCAAAAACATACTGTTTCATTAAATAAACTCCTGTACACTTTCAATCAATTGATTACACCTGTTTGCTACAAGATATGGAAATACTTTACCTCGTCTCATCCATCGTGTATCTGGCTTGTCAGCCATAAAGTTATTTATAATCTCTCTTTTAAGATCTTCAGGAGTTTCGGTTAAATCAATTAATTTTTTATTTCTACAATAATTACGATACCAAGATGCTGCATATAGTAATTCACCTTCTTCTAAGTCTTGAATAATTTCATCTACTTTCTTTTGTGACATAGGCTTTTGTCTGAATCCTTCAACAAATACATTATCTTCGGATAAAATGTTTGGTACACCATCGCCTTTATCACCACGTATAATATGATTTTGTAAATACACTCTTGGATTATCTACAGCCAATTCTTTTTTAAGAAGAGGTGAAAACTGTCTAGTATTCTTAAATCTTTGTAGTTGTAAGAAATCTCTATCTGAAGAAACAATCATATTTTTTTGTGGATTAAAATCATTGTTATGATCCGGATTCATAGCAACTAATGTACCTATAATATCATCGGCTTCACAACCATCAACACGTATAACTGTATAAGGAAAGTTTTCAGCAATTTCTTCACGTATTTTATTTAAGATACGAAATGCTTCATTCCAATCAAAGGTAGAAGTGCCTCTATCTTTTTTACGATTAGCTTTATATTGTGGAAAAGCTTTCCTTCTCCAATTATTAGATGCGTCTACAGCAAGTATCATTTCGCCATACTCTTCTTTGTATCTGGTACGATACATTCTAAGGGAGTTGAGAATCATATGACGAATCATTTGTTCATCAAATGTTTTATTAATTATGATACTTGCTAATGCTATACCACTGTAATCTACAATAATCATGAGTATTCACTCCATGACGGATCAGGATATCTTGATTCAGCCCAAGATAAACCATTTGGTATTCTTGTGTAATTTCTTTTCCATACATAAACATCCCATAAAGTAGCATTTTTCATGCCACCTTTTGGATTACCACCAAAAACAAAACCATGTTTTGGTTTACGACCTTTCTTTTCAACGCGAAACTTTTGTTGTGGAGAATTACAGGCTCTCACAACTGCTTTAACCATTTCATATTCAGCCATATCTTGAGGATTGGTAGGATCAAACCTACCAATCCAAGAAGATGATCTATTATGCTTACCAATAAAAATACCCATTAGCCAATCTCCTTAAAGCCCATTGGCATGCACTTAAAGATTTTGCCATCGGCTAAGAATTCATCGCCAACCATTGAGCTACGAAGACCGGAACCATCAAAGTTATGATAAAGAACTTTAACATTATCATTAGCATCATCGCCAATCTTTTTTGACCATGAACCTGTAATATTTTGAGTCCATCTAAAAGCATACTCTAATGCTTCATTAATGTTATTAGTTGGAGCATTAACCTCAGCTGCTGCATGAGGTGTACCACCGAAATCATTATTATAAGTAACTTGAACTATCATATAAACTCCCTTAAGTAAATAGTTAATTTTTTATTATAGATCTATTCTACCATACTTTTTTCAATTTGTAAAGGAAAAAGTGATTAACATATTAATTATATTTTCTCCATAATGTGTGTAGTACATAAAACCATATTCCATTTAATGTAGGTTCAACTATTGCAACTGTACCAGCTTCCCATAATGTTGCACCAGTCATTACGTATACAGTTGTACCTGCAATAATGACATGACCTAGTGTGTAAATCAAACTTAAAGCTAAACTATTTGTTTTTAAAAATATTTTTAACTTATCTTTAAATGTGGGTTTACCAAACACAGCTTTATTCCATTCTGGGCTTTGTCTTAGTTTCCATAACATCCAATCGTTATATCTTTCAGGCTCAGGTCCGGGATCTGGTAATTCAACATGTTGACCGGTTCCAGTCATATCTTGCGTATACTTATTATTCATGACAAAACTCCTTAATCATTGGAAATATTTTTGCT